GTCTCCTCGATGGTACGCTTACCGCGACCTTCGAGATCCTCCACCCCGCCATTATCTCGACGACTGAGACTGATGAGCTGTACGCCCGCTTTAAAGAAGCGGTCGGACAGGCCATCGTCAAAGCCGCCGCTGAGACTGGCGCTATTCCCACTTAACTTCCTAACTTAGGATCCTAGAAATGACTAATTCACACGAAGTGATTACTCTCGAAACGATGGCTCAATGCCTCGCTGATGCTCGCTCATTGCTCCGCGATGGAGATATGTGCGCAAGCACCTATGTCAGTCTGCTCGAAGAAGCCGCAAGGCTCATCCGCTCAGTCCTGGCATTCGCACAGGATGCTATGCTGGATATTCAAGATGGTGAAGAGACGGAGGCCTATGAGATTGTCGACCGCTTCGCGGTTGTGCAAGCTCATAGGAACAGCACTTGCTTCCAGGGAGGGGATTTCGATTTGTATCTTGATCTCCAAAACCCTGGTGGCGCTCCTACTATGGTCTGTGAATCCGGAGCTGATGACAAGCTTTATGAGCCTGTTAACTGCTTCAGTTTGACTCAGACCGGGAAGTCTAAAAACTTCAATAACCTAAAGGCCTACTTCGACTCTCACGAGTTGGACGGAAGCCTGTGGGTTAGTAGTAGGGGTGCTGTCTGACCAGACAGAGGGAAAACTCTAATAAAAGAGCCCTCTTAGGAACTCTGCGCGCAATGTGCAGAGACTTCAGGGCCCCTCCCGGGGTTCTGAAGAGTGTTGCCGTTGATTTGTTTGAGTCACTCAACACACCCGTCTCGCTTAGTTGCGAGATTATGCTCCGTTACGATGAGGTAGAACAGCTTGTCCGCAAGACTGTTAATCCAAGGGATTATTCCCAGCCCGATAGGTTCCGAGACGACTACCAAGCCGTTTCGTTCCTTAAGAAGGCCCCGCTAGAGATAGCAGGAGTGGATCCTCTCGTGACAGCGAAGGAGAAATTCTTCGATGCAGAGCTGGCGTGTGGCGAGACTAACGCCCGGTTCAGGGCCCTCTGTGCTGGTACCAAATACAGTACCAGCCCCCGAGTGATGGCTGTCCTTTCGGCAGCTGCTCTGGAGGTTCAGAGGGTTCTGGGTCTGAGCGTAAACTCTCGTGAGTGGCTTGACGCTTGTCGATTTGGCCCCGGCGCATTTAATCACACCGAGGCAAGGGGCTTAACGTCCCTTTACGATAAGCTGCAAGTCAGTCCGTCCGTGTCTAACGACATGGCGGAGATCGGGGCTCTGCTTGTGCAAAGCCAGCCTCAATGGGCTAGGTCTGTGACCAATTGCGAGATAGACGGCTTCTGGCCGTTTGTCAAGCGAGAGGATTTGAACCTAGTTCCAGGCAACCGTATAGCGTTTGTGCCCAAAACCGCTGTCACGCACCGAACCATAGCGATCGAACCGCTGATGAATGTCTATGCCCAATTAGGGCTAGGCAGACTGATGCGGAGAAGACTACGGTATAAGTGCGGATTGGATTTAGACGACCAAGTCCCTAATCAGGACATGGCTTGTCGAGGTTCGATCGACGGCTCTCTTGCTACTATTGACCTGTCCTCAGCGAGCGATACTGTTGCTCGTGAATTGGTCCGGTTTCTCTTACCACACGAGTGGTTCGAGAGGCTAGATCTCTGCCGATCTAAAGTCGGCATTCTGGACGGGAAATGGTTAAGGTATGAGAAGTTCTCCTCTATGGGGAACGGTTACACTTTCGAGTTGGAGACTCTGATCTTTTGGAGTCTCGCGATCTCGACGGTGGAGTTGCTGGAACTTGATCCTTTCGAGGTGAGAGTATACGGTGACGATATCATTGTTCCGTCCTCAGCCTACGATCTATTGATCGAGGTCCTTACGTTCTGCGGCTTTACTGCTAATAGCAGCAAGTCGTTCCGTGAGGGCCCCTTTCGAGAAAGTTGTGGCAAGGACTTCTACAATGGGCATGAAGTTCGTCCCTTTTTCCAAAAGGAGAATCTTAATGAGGTTCAAACCCTCTTCCGCCTCGCAAATGGCCTCCGTCGAGCGGCGTTTAGGAGAAAGAGCAGCCTTGGCTGCGACATTATCCTGCGTCGTCCGTGGTTGTCAGTTGTTAAAGCGGTCCCTCGTCTTATTGCTCAGAACCTGAAGGTTCCAGCTCACGCTGGTGACTCCGATGGTATCTGTAGCAACTGGGATGAGAGCCAGGCTTCCCCCTTCGTTATCAGTAATGACAACGGATGGGAGGGAGTGTCTGGTTTAAGATTCCAAGCGACACCTGTGGAGGTGAGATCCCCTAGCAACTTGCTTGGGGTCATAGCAGCAATGCTATATCGCTTGAAGGACGGATATACTCATCAGTTTCCGGAAGTAAAACATCTAGAAGCTGAATCTTCCGCACCGAGCTCTCCAAGGCAAGGGCGGGATTATGAGTATCGGCTAAAATCAAAGGCTTTTTACGGCCCTTGGTCAG